TTAACGGTGTCCTAGTTTCAAGCCGTTTAGGCTGGTAAGGTTCCGCTATGGCCGTTACGCCCAACACCACGTTCACTATTGGCGATGTTTTAACTGCGTCCCAAATGAATCGTTTTGGGCGTGGCCTTATGGTTGCGCCGTCTTTTTCAACGACTGGCGGCACTTTTACCGGCGAGGCCCAACAGCTGACTACTACTTTTACAGCTGTAAGCGGTCGTGCGTACCTTGTAACTTATAGTGAAGGAACCTTGTCAGGTTCTGCTTCTGCTACTTGCACGGCAAGACTTCGCGAGGACAGCAGCAGCGGCGCAGTTATGAACACTTCAACCGTTACTTTGCCCACAGCATTTACAACCAATTTGACTATCCAAACCATTTTTACTGCTGCAGCGTCAGGTTCAAAAACTATTGTGGCAACTTTGCAGGCGTCTACTGGGACAGGCACAACGACGCGATCAAGTGTAACTTTGCGTTTTCCAATACTTTCCGTTATAGACATAGGGGCGGCATGATTATTCCAATAAACCCTGACCTTGAATACCAAAGTTTAGAACAAGCTTTACAACAGGTGCTTATAGAAATGTTGTATGCGTCCGACTGGACACAAATACCAAACAATCCACTTACGGTTGCAAAGTCTGCTGAGTGGGCCGTTTGGCGTCAAGAGATTAGAGACTTCCCAGCAACTTGGATTCCTTCCAACGAAGCCGACATACCAGACCCACCGTTATGAATCTGACCAACCCACCCAAGGCCGCAATTTTATGTTTGGCACTTCTTTGCATAACAATTTTGCTTGCCGTAAAAAGTGTCAGCCAAGAAGCTGGGTTACCAATTATTTCCGCAATAGTATTTTACGGAATAGGTAACGGCGTCGCCGCTAGAAACGGCAAGGATTCCCCAAAGATATTTGGACCAAAGGAATGAGCATACGGCCTTACACGGGCAACACTGAGGGCAACCATCCCACAGAACGACCCGGCACAAGTCGATTCGTTGAATACATGGAGTTCCTATTTGGCGTCAAATCGTTGGGTATCTACGCCAACCGAAAAATGCGCGGGTCACAAGATTTGTCCGTCCACGCCACATGGCGCGCAGTAGATTTGACAGGCAAAGGGACAGCCAAACAGAACGCCAACTCCCGCAAAGCAATGGTTGAGTTCCTATTTGCCCATCGAGACACTTTGGGCATAGAAGAGATCCACGCCTACGACGGTGTCGGATGCCCGATCCCTAACCTCACCAAATATGGGGCTGGATATCGTTGCGACCGTGACGCATGGAAGGCTTGGACCCCGCAAAGGAACGGCGGGACACCCGGAGGGAACTGGACTCACATTGAGATTGATGCCGCGCACGCCAATTCTGTGGCCCTAATAGAAAAATCATTCATGTTGATCTTTGGTTAGATCCTTGACATTCGGCTTGGGAGTTGGTCAAATGACTGGCAACCAAGTGCGTCCTCCAATAGGTGGACCCCGACCGCAGGAGGAACAATGCAACTATCCCTTTTTGACGTATTCATCACATCCGATGAGATGCTCAAATATGAAGCCTTCAAGAAGGCGAACCCGTGGGTCATGCCGACCCTCACCAAAATGTGCTATCAGTTGATGCACCGCGGATACACGCACTACGGCATCGCAGCACTTGTGGAAGTTTTGCGCTATGAGTACGCGCTCACTAACGACCCGTCCAGTGAGTTCAAATTCAACAACAATTACCGCGCTTTTATGGCGCGCGAGATTATGCAAAAGCCAATGCTGGAAGGATTCTTCAGCACCCGCAAATCAGTTGCGGACTTAACAGAGGACTACTAATGAATGTCAAAAGATTTCTAGGTTTAGGTTTATTCACTTGGCTGATGTGCTGGATCATTGCAACGGGCTGGAGTTCCAACCCCGTCCAGTCGTCACCCACAGTTCAAACATCCCCTCGAGTGACCGTCCAAATCATGCAACCGTCCGAGGTCGCAGGTCAGTTTGTGCAGACATACCCGGCAACGACCACCACGGTCGCCAATGAGTTTGACACTGTCCCGTACTATGAAGAGGATTTGATTGCCGAAGAGTTACGGGATCTCCCTTGCGCGCAATGGTTCTCCACCGCAATTCAGGCTGGATGGCCCAACGATCCGACAGTGCTTAAAACCCTCTCTAAGATAATGATGCGCGAGAGTGCCTGCGACCCGTCAGCGTGCAGCACAAGCGATTCAGGACGCCAATGCAGGGACTACGGGCTGATCCAAGGTAATTGGTACGCGCACCATGAATGGTGGGAGCAGATGGGTTTGACACCTAATGACATGTTTGACCCGTACATTAACCTCCATTGGGCTTGGCTCCTTTACTCGGGCCGTGAAGCCAAAGGTCAATGCGGTTGGCAACCGTGGTCTCTGTGCTGACCCGCTGGTGGGAACATGCAGCCTGCAAAGGCATGGACCTGACCCTCTTTATCTTTGAACCTCACGAGCGGTATTCCGTTGCAAAGATTAAAGAAGCCAAAGCAATCTGCGCAACTTGCCTAGTTCGACCTGAATGCCTTAAAGATTCGTTGCAGTACTCCACCACACAGTTGGAGTGCTACGGCATTTGGGGTGGCCTGACTTGGCGGGAACGCAAAGAATTGCAACAAACGCTCATCCGTGTTGCACCGATGTTGTACGGTGAAACAAATATAGTCAACTGAGTAAGGAGCCCCGATGGAACCCGATCAAGTCGCAGCACAAATCCGAGAGTTAGAGCAGACCCTTGCCTACCTTAAAGTGGACAAAGACATTCTTCAAACCTATGTGGAGGAATGGACCCACAGATTCCAGATCATGCAGTCATCTCGCAACCGTTGGCGACTCTGCGCGATGGAACTAGCAGACACGCTCTATAAGCGTCTCCCAAACCTTCCTGACTTGGAAGCGTTCTATTCGCTCCTGCATGACCCGCTTGACGGTGACGGTCTGTGATGGAACTAGGCGACATCCTCAAAAAGTATGCGGTCCCTGATCCGAGCATTGTGTCCCAACTGCCCAAGGGCGGGATCATGTTGGACTTTGTGGGTCACGCGGACATCACCCGAATACTCATTGAGATAGACCCGCTCTGGTCATGGGAGCCATGCGGCTGGATCCTTGGCAGACCTGACATCCACATTGAGAACGGCATCGCGACCATGTGGGGCCGTCTCACCTTGCTCGGCAAAACTCTGATCGGTGTCGGTTCCGCTCGAGCAGACAAGAACGACTACGAGAAGGAACTGATTGGTGACCTCATCAGGAACATAAGCATGAGGTATGGAATATCGTTGTCACTTTGGACCAAATCGGGCTGGACTGATTTAGGAGGCACAGAGAAGCCCGCAGGAGCCCCGCAAACTTCAAGAACGACTCAGAGTGCATCCTCATCATCAGGGGATTCCCCGTCCGACGCGCAGCTGCGCATGATTCGCGCTCTCGGACATTCCGACGCCATGCCGACAACTAAGGCAGCCGCATCCACACTCATCACTGCGTTGAAAAACAAAGCGACGTCGTCAGATGAGGGCGCGTTCTGATGATTGAACCGTCAGAGGCAGAGTTCCAAAAAACCGTGATTTCATTGGCTAAATTGCATCGTTGGATGATCGTGCATATTCAGCCGGCACAGATACGCCCCGGTGTTTGGGTGACACCAACGACAGGCAACCAAGGATTTCCCGATTTGATTGCGTGCCATCCATTTCGAGGCCTCATATTTTGCGAATTAAAAACTAACAAAGGGATCGTCAGCAAAGACCAATGGAACTGGATCTACTGCTTGCGCGACGCAGGGCAAGAGGTCCATGTATGGCGTCCCGCAGACATTGACACCATCAACGAACGACTATCAAGGAGAGAACAGTGACCAAATACATGCAACCCATTAACCCGATCAGAGTTTGGCAGCGCGGAGACGACGCAAACTATTGTCATCCAGTGTTTGCAATGGGAGTCGTTGACGTCAAGTTAGTTCCCGAGGTTGAGTATCTGACGATCAACGGTCTGTTTATGCGTAAGCGTGACATCATGTTTGCTGAGGTGCTGCTGGATGGTGTGTGGACTGCAATTAAAGATCATCGCAAAGCATCGCTTGACCCTGCTTGACATATTGACCTGAGCGCGTCTAGCGTCCGATCTTTACAACTAAACGCGACAGATTCCAGAAGAGGGAGTCATTAGCTCCGGCATGGCCCTGAACCCTGCCAAGGGGAACACTCGGTAACGAGGGTAGGCGACCATGTAATGTGGTTGATCAGCGTTCCCAAACGAATATGGCGATGGTTCTCCACCTACTTCAAGACAGGCTGACCAGTGGCTACTTGCCCAAACAGTGGGGGCACAGACCTCACGCGTTACTCATGACAAACGAGGACAACCGCAGCGAGTGCCCTTCTCGGTGTGGGCGTCAGTATCCCTTGACCTAATGCACTACGCTCTTGACCTATGGCAGGCAACCCGATCTACGGAACCACACGATGGAAACAACTAAGAGCGCAAGTCCTTCAAGAAGAACCCATCTGCCACTGGTGCAGACGAGCCCCTAGCACTCAGGCCGATCATGTCATCGAGTTAGACCAAGGTTCCGACCCCTACGACCGAACAGGAATAGTTGGTTCTTGCGCCAGTTGCAACGCCAAACGCGGAGCCATCTACGTCAACCGAAAAACAGCCCAACGCATCCAAAACCGCAACAAAGCCCCTGAGTTTTCTTTTTCAGAAAATTTATCCACCCCGAGC